TCCGTTCGCAGGATTAAAGTAGAGCCGGATGCAGCCGAATTAGCTGCGGTAATATAAGACGCTGCTCCAGCGACGCCCGCTTGAAGCGAATATGTGCTTGCCCCATCGATCTTTAAGGCTGAGCCGTTATCTGCACCTCCACTATCTATTTCCAGCGTGCCAGCAAACGTAGCATTACCGCTGGTCGCAATAGTAACGGCAGTCGTGCCTACGTTGCCTATCCCCGATCCATTGGTTCGTAAGTACATAGCCCCGTTTGTTGATTGAATAGTGGTAGACGTAGGAGTCCCCGCTGTATCATCGGACATAATTAGGTAAGCAGTGGAGTCGGTCGACGCAATTTGTAGTGGTATATCACCTGAACTTCCGACAAACTTTGCCGTTACCCCAGTCACATCACCCGCAAAGGTGGCATCCTGTGAAGAGTCTAGGGTGAGGACTGTGGTTTTGGCTCCTGCTCCAGTGCTGAGCGCGAGAGATCCTGCGGACTCGTCCCATATAAAGAAGGGATTACCGAGAGTCTCCAGCCGTAGGTCGCCCGCACGGGTTGCGTGAGTGCTACCGTACAGCGAAATATTAGCTCCTGTGGCGGCGCTAACGCCGCCAGACAGCAGCAAGAGTTGGTCTGTTGCTACATGCTCTATTTGGTAAGTACTTCCCGCAGTACCTAATTGGAGAGCGTCGTTCGTTAAAGACAGTCGCTCCCCAGTAGCATTGTCATCGATACCCAGAGATGTGAATGCACCCTGTACCGTCACATCACCCGCAAAGGTGGCACCCTGTGATGAGTCTAGGGTGAGGGCTGTGGTGCTATTAGTCTGGAGTTGTATTGAGGCAGCTTCGTCAGTTACGATAGAAAGGGTACCAGTTCCCCGATGGAGTAGTTGAGTAGTACCGTTCGTACCACTGTTCCTCAGTATTCTCAGTGAATAGTCCGTGTACGTAACAGAGTCAGAAACCAAGTCGATAAAAGCAGACCCGTCTGCTGACCTAGAGGACCCTACATTTATCTGTGCTGCACTGGTCGTGCTTGAGTCACCGATGTTTAATATCGGAGCGACCATTCTCACACGGATATCTGTATCGTTGATCTCTAAGCGTTCAGCGGTCGCATTATCGTCAATACCAAGTGAGGTGAACGTACCATTGATATTGGTATCGCCTACGATAAAAACTGCGCCTGCGTCTATCGTAGTGATGCGTGGTACTGATGCAGTTAGTGTTGGATCAGTTGCTGTGACTGTTCCATCTGGAACAAACCCGCTGACGTTATAAGCCATACCTTCAACGGAAACTTTATAGTTTTGGACTCCGTTAACTGTGCCTTGTAGTTGTAGCCAAACATTTGCGCTGTCGGTCGATGTCCACTCAAAGAAAATACCTTCAAGCTCTGAGAATCCAGATGACCTATTAAGTGTGGAGGCTTGGAAAGCTCCATGAGTGCCGTCACCGTTTGCTGTTCCTGCATAATCCCCATTAACAACATAAGAAGCTGAGTTGTATAGCGCGTATCCGTTGTTGGCAATACGAATAGTATAGCTACCATTTTGCAGTTCGCCCAAGTTAACCCAATTATCTTGTGTCACTGCCGCTAGTTGGAAACTAACTGTATCTATAACGTATCTGTCATCTACAGTCAGAGAGGCTGTGTCTACTGCTCCGGTAACCGTTAAATCACCCAAGAAGTTGGCGTTACCCGACACGTCCCGAATTATGGCGAAGACTTCCTGAAGGGCGGCCTCAACCTCGGTCGCTGTGATCAGGCTCCCCGCGTCCGTGATGACGACATCGACCGCGTTCGCCGTGGTCAGCTGCCAAGATACCCCGTTGTACACCTTCATCCGGTTCAACGTGGTATTGAAATACATCGCCCCCGTCAGCAGCGCATCACCGTCATTGTCCAGACTCGGCTCATTGCCCGTGGTAAAGGACCCAAGGTATCGGTCATCGAAGGCATCGTAGCTCGCTGCCGCTGCTGCCTCGCTGGCCGCTGCTGCTGCCTCAGAGGCCGCTACGGCCTCGACGTCGACTAGCAGGTCCCAGTTAGCCGTATCTGTCGCGAGGCTCCCTGTGGACGTGTGAGTCACTGTGCAGATGTAAAGGCTGTCAGCCTTGAGCGAGGCCGCCGCATCCTTCACCACATCACGGATCTGGTAGTCAGTCCCAGCCGCATCGGCATGGTCGCCCTTCCAGTCGCCCACGATTTGTGACGTGACAACATCACCGTTGACATCGAAAGAGATTAATTTTAGGGCACGAGTCGCCGCATTCTGGGCAATGTCTGTGACCCCCGGCGCATTGGTTACCTTGATCGCCTTGTCGATCTCGGTCTCGACCAGCGTGAAACCAGCGGTGACACCATCGAAATTAGTGTTGACATCGTCTGCCTTGGCCAGCGTCCCTGAGACCATTCGCGTGACGAAGTTCCAGAACGAATTGCTCACCGCACCAGTCTCCTTTTGATGTAATGCAGCGTTGCTGCATACAATGTGTGGGGGAGAGTATACGTGCTGGATGATGATATCTGCAAGGATATGGACCGGCCCTTGCCGTTGGCATCGCCCTCAATCAGGGTGACATCCTCGCCCGCCCATGAGAACGCATCCCAGACTGCCGTGTCCCAATAGGCTCCACCCGCTTCCAGTTCCTTGGTCAGGGTAATGCCAACCGGCTCCACGCCAGAGGCCCAGTCGTATTGAGTGTTGTAAAAGATCGTCGTGCCGGTTGTGCCGTCCGCCTCGATGATTACCTTCATCCATTGCTTGTTGTACGCCGGACTGCCCGCATGAAAATAAGACCAGATCATTGTGGCGTCAACTGGGTCACCATCGAGGCTGGTCCCGCTATCCATCTGGTAGACGAACCCATTCGTTGACCCAAAGTACAAAACCTCGGCACCCTCGGCAGACTCCCCGTTGGCCGTGACACTGACCGGTATCGTGGTGCCAGCATCGTCCACGTAGCGCATGACCGTGAAGCCCGCCAGCTTGTTATTGTTGAACGTGGCAATGATCCCCGTGCCGTCCGAAAAGAAGGTCCGCAGCTGGTGCTTGTTCTTGACAATGATCGAGGACACCGCCTCGGTCTTCTTGGCCGTCACCAAGGGTTCAATGATCTGGCTGTAGGCCGAGTCGCCAAAGTCGCCAAACTCTTGCACTGCCTCCAGACTCATGAAGCCCCTGTCATCCAGCCAGAGGGTCTTGCCCAGACGCTGCAGCGTCCACTCGATTCCGCCAGACTCTTCAGATATCGGCTTCAGGTCCCACGGCAGATCTGTCGTATTCTTGCCGTACAGTCCAAAGGTCCGGTTGCGGCACAGGATAATCAGCACCTGCCCAACCTCTTTGACCAGCCCGACAATGATGTGTCCGACCCCAATTTCCGCTGCCCCGCCTCCGGCCCATACATACGGCTCACCCGTGGCTGAGTTTTGCAGTGAGCCGTTCGGGAAGCCCAACTGCAAATGGAATTCGTTGACTACGATGTGTTCAGGGGTATCGATAACATTGCCCGTAATGATAGGGACAAAGACAGTGCCATCCCACTCGAAGGCCTCGCTGACCCCATTAACACCATACATGCGCTTGGTGAAGGATGAGCCAAAGAAGTTATCGTTCACCAGCTCGTACCGCCCGCCGGGGGCCATTGTGTTGGCAGTCTCGGCCCCCGTTATGGGAACCACGCCTGCAATCGACCCCGTAGTGGCCTCAGCTTGGAACGGCCCGCCGGTCACATCGCCAATGATGAAGTACCCGGCAACGTCTACGTCTCCGTTTGCGCCCCATACGCCAAGCGTGTCAGTTAAGACAACCCGCCTGATCACGGCGCTCGCTCCCGAGGTCGTGCCCGTGATGGTCTCGCCCTCGACGTATTCCACACTCGTCCCATCGTTCGGCCCGGTAAATGCGACCCGGTTGCCCAGCTCCTGCAGCGCCCAACCATCTGTGGTCTGTTTATACATCAGGCAGGCCGTGGCAGCAGCATTGTCACGCCAAGCGTAAATGTCGCCCAAGTATTCATGGACCCCGCGCACCGGACCAGAGCCGTCATCAGCGCCAACCATCTTGATCAGCGCCCGAGCGGTCTCAATCGAGTCTTGCAGGTAAGTGGTATCGAGGGCCGCAGACGGGGCGTTACGCGCCACCGCTGTGCCGTCAGCTACCGCTGTTGCGACCACCCCCATTACGTGATCCGATACACGGATAGGGCCGCTTCGATTACAGTGAGCGTGGTGCCGCCGTTGATCGTGCCCCAGACGGTAAGCTCCTCGGCAGCGGTCAGTGAGATAATCCCATGAAATGAGCCTGACCCCACATCGGTGCTCGTCGTCTTACGCTGGAACCGCAGGCCGGTGGCCACGCCATCAATGCGTAGCTCGAAAACATTCACGTTTGGGTTGGCCCCCTCAAACGAGCAGAAGAAGTCCACCGCGTAGATCCCTGTGTTATCAATGGTGATCTTGTCAGTCGCGAAGGCTGGCGTCACGCCATTGGAAAGGCCATTACCCGTCCACTCCGTCAATAGCTCTGGCGTGGTAGAAACAAAGGTTTGCGCTGTCGATCCATTTTCGATGACTATGGACCCATATACCCTCGTTGAATCGAGGAAGTCCCGAAGGTCTTGAGGCGTGATATCGCCAGTGGTGTTATCCGCAAAGGCGGTTGTCAGTTCTGCGTATGTCTTGATCGCCATTATGAAAATCCTGAAGAGAAGCCGCTACCAAAACCGGGATTAGCAGCCGTGAATGATAGAGGCTCGTCATTAACAAAAGTACCGCTAAGGGTATAGATGGCAACGTAGCCGAGGGCGTCCGAGCCAGCCCATGACCCAGACGTCAGCACCACAGCGCCCACCTTGCCAATTGCACCACTGGTCTGGCCAATGACAAGGGAGTCGTCGACAGGGCTGGCGATATCACCAGCGTCGAAGTTTAAGATCCAGTAAGTTGCAGCAGAGGGCTTGGGTTGCCCGTCCGATCTTTCATATCCATCGATTCGACGGTAGCCGCCTCGGGGAAGTAGTTCGTAATTGGTTGCTGCGAGCAGCATGCCGTCAGGGATACTGATTGGCGGGTCGACGAGGTTGAGGCCGCCCTTCAGCTCAAACGACTTGGTCTCAACCTTCTGGTTGGGTGGGCGGGAACCCATGGACCGGCGCATTACGCTAGCCCTTTGAAATCCTCATCAAAGGCTGGGAGCTGATTATCTTCCAGTTTGACAAGCATATTCTCAAAATTAGTTTCGGCCATGTCCAACACGTCAGGCGCATCTTCGAAGAAACCATAGAACTTGAGGGCTTGCCACACAATAATCATGTGGTAGTCGTCGGGTAAGGTTGGGATATCGCCATCGGCAGCCAGCACTTGACTCAGCTTCGAGTACTCGCCAGCGATGTTGTATACCGCGTCAGGCACTGGCTCGAACCTGACCGAATTAGCTGGCGTCAGGGTAAACAGTTGTGGCCGATCATTGGGCCGTGCAGTCATTTGGTTTCGATACCCAGAGCGCCATTCGCTCCACGGCATGAACTCCAGTTCATTCTGGTCACTGGCCCCAATACTGTCTTTGTAGATCAGGAAGGACCCCGTATCCCAGTGCTTGAGATCAGTGATGGGAGCGGCCATCGCTGTTGGGCTGTAGTCACGAGTGCCTGAAATGGTGTCGAAGGTAAACTCACCCCATGAAAACTTCCAGTTGGGCCGCTCGTTCTGGATGTCGACCCACCCCTGCTGAACCCAGTTGGCCATCCGCAATAACTTCCCCGTCAGCCCGGTCACTGCCGTGGGCGCAGATCCTGACGTACCCGATTCGTAGTGGGTACGCTGGAGCAGCTGAAGGTAAGTCATGCTCATGGGTTAGGCAGCAATCTCGTGCTTCTCGACGATCTGAAATGGGTACAGGATCGACTCGTTGTGATGGATCTGACCTTCCTCATCTTGGGTGATGACATCTTGAATTGCATTCCGCAGGACTTCAACAATGCCCTCGGTGACCCTGATATTGATCCCGCGTGGGATGGTGTACCCAACGCCCTGCACGCCCACAAAGACCGGCTCATCGCCATTAGGCAGCGGAGACTTCGGGATGTTGATCGTGTACATGACTTTGGTCTTGAGATGGGGTGCGACCTCCAGTTCTGAGGTGGGCATCTCCATGTCGTTCTTGATGTGGTACGCCTCGATCTTCTCGCGCATGGTGGCTTCAGACATGTTCATGCTGAGAGACAAGCCAAGCTCTTTCGCGAAGAACTTCATCTGGTACTTGTCAGCCGTGGCGAGGTTAAACTTTTTCTTGTCGGTCATTTTAAAAAACTCCGTCTTGCCGCCCGATCAGGGGGGACTGGGAACATGGAGGCTCACGCCTATAAAAAGGGACCGACTGAATTACGCGGCAGCCGGTCCCAGTACTTCTTAAACGGTCACCATGTCCGCAACAGACGCGGGACAATGCGACAGGTTGTAGATCGTGCTGGTCCGGTTAGTGATGCCGGTCAGGTCGTCAACGCCCAGCTGGAACGCAGCCACACCAACCGAAGCGGTCGGAGACTGAACGATCTTCACCGCGCCAAACGGCGCATAGTTTGCGGGGCAGGTCAGCGTATAGCTGGCATCGTCCTGTGCTGCAGCGACATCAACGCTATTCTCGATGATGTACGGCACGTCGCCGCGACAAGCGAAGATGTACACGATGGTCTGTGTGTCAGCGCCAGCTGCCAGTGCAGGGTGTGCCTTGGTGCTTGTCAGGACTGAGCCATCCTTCGCGCTCAGTACAACAGCGGCACTCAGGTCCCACTCAGCGATGGTCGCCAGATCGGTCATGCGAACGCCATTGACATAATGTACCACAGCGCCCGTGGTCTGCAGGTTCTCGACATTAGAGCCGTCGACGGCCAGAACACCACCACCATTACTGTAGGTGCCGATTGAGTCACGAATTGAGCGATTGGTTACGCCCCCTAGTTCATTAGACATTTTCTTTTCCTCGGAGCCAGCGCGGAGCTTTGCTCGGTTAAAGGTTAATGGGGCCAGAGAGAATGGACCCTGACCCCAGATACTACTACTTACTCAGCGATTATGAAACACCGTTGAGTGCAGAGACACCAGCTTCAAGGCGAACCATCCACGCTTGATTCAGGATTACTGCTACGAACCATGTCTTCCAACCGACATATCCGCGCTGGCCCAGAGGGTCAGACTTGGACACGGTGCCGGGGTTCAGCACGGTCGGATGGATTGCACCAGCTCCACGCAGCGGTACGAGACCGTAGGCTTCCTTGGCGATCATGACCAGCGGGTAGACATCGACCAGAGTACCAGAGGTCTTCAGGCCAGTGGCACCAACTGCAGCACCAGAGTCAGCGAACGGCTCCAGAAGTGGGGTCAGAATGTAACGAACATTCTCAACCTTTCCACACTCGTAAGGCAGGGCTTTGATCGAACCATACTTCTCGGTCGGAGTGAAGCCAGTCATGTCACGAATGTCCTGCTCGCAGTCAGTGTGACCAAAGCAGAGGTACGCAGCGTCAACTGCTTCAGTGCCGTACTGCACACTGGAAGACATCTTGCTGGTGATCCGCTTGCCACGCTGGGCGTTCAGGAAACGAACAGCGGTGCGCTGCTGGTCGAGGTTGATGGCCGCATCAACGTCGGTGCGAACCGTGTCAGCAGGGGTTGAATAAACAACATTGGTGCCTGCTTTGATGACGCCCCATGTGACCATTTCAATGGTCTCTGCAGCCTGCTCACCCGACAGAACGCTCATGTCCTTCAGGACCGGATCTTCTGACAGGTCGTTGACGCGGTCAGTGATCTCGGCGAGATCGCCATACTGGCCCATGGTGGCGGGCACGTCGACGTATGAGGTCTTGTGGCTGGAGGGTGTAACGCCTTCAGTCAGCTGCGTGGTCGAAACCACATAAGGAACCGGGCGGCGAAACTTCACCTGCTCGGCTTTGTTTTTCGGCATCGGCTTTGACTGACCGTAGTCAGACAGAACGATGATTGGACGTGCATGCTCCAACATTTCTGTTGCAGCCCACGCGGCGGTACGCTGGGAAATATCCCCATATAATGAACCGGCCATGATAGTACTCCTGCCTTTCGGCAAATAAAGGTTATGCGCTTAGGCGCGTTGGCGCTCTTTCTTCCGTGCAAAGACTTCAAAGGCCGCTTCAAACTCAGAGGTTGCGGGGCCGTCAGTATTGACACCAGCTTTTCTGCTGGCTACTGAAGCGCCGTCTTCGAGTTGCTTCCTACGTTTTCTTTCCAGTTCAGTGAGCTGTCGATCCTCGACTGTCTTCTCCACTTTATTGACGCCGGTTGGGGGGTCAGCTTTGAGGGTGGGTTTTCCGCTTGTAACCAGATGTGAATCATACAAGCCGATCAGTGTGGACGCATCGCGTGGGTCGTCACTTTCGGCAAGATGGTAAACACCCAATGGTTGGTCGGCAAGCCACGCCTCGAAATCAGGGGTCTTAACGGCCTCGGTCCACGTTGGGTAGACCTCGGCCACAGCAGCAACACGCGCTTCATTATCCGTTTGCTGCTTCTTCAATTCGTCTTGTTGGGCCTTCTCTTTGACAGGCTTGAGGGTTTCCTCGACTGCCGATTCGGTTGCCTTGCCCAGCTTATCCAGCCGCCGATCAATGGCGGCGGCTACGTCTGGGTAGCTCTTTCCGAAATTATCCCAGTCTTCATCACTGCCAACCATGGCGCTGGATATCTGGGACATGGTGGGGCCTGCAGGGGCACCAGCTCTAATCTTATTGATCTCATTCTGGAGACCGTTGACCTTCATCTGGTACGCTCGAACCCTGCCATCGTCACTGTCCATCCTATGCTGCAGGGCATTTTTGCTTTCTTCGAGGGCGATGAACTTGGCCTTGACCGCTTCGGTCATGCCTTCATACGGGTCGGCCTCTTCAGTCTCCTCGGTATCGGGGTCAGACTCGGCGGTAATCTCAGCCTCATCGTCGTCCTCCTCTTCAGCAGGGTCATCAACGAGGCGCGACTCCGCGATCTCGTTAAACGCTGTATCAAATTCAGACTCGTCGTTTACTTCGGATACTATTTCTTCTTTTGCCATGTTAACTCCAGCGGTGCATCAACGCACGGCTATGATTACTTTATACAACTAATTAGGGTCAGAGTCTAGCCCTTACCGCCATCCGCTTCAAGGCCATAGTTGGCCGTCAACCCTTCCTGCTTCTTGACCTCAAGCTCCTCATAGAACGCCTTGATATCCCAATCAGCCTTGTACTTATCGATCTTAAACCGCTTGTCGTTCTCATCCATTTTAATCTGTCCGGTGGCCGCTAGCTTGGTCAGCTCAGTCTCGCGCTCGATCATCTTGCTCTGGCGATCTGCCTCGGCCAGCGTGAGCTTGAGTTGAGCGTCTTCCCTCGCCATGGTCACCTTGGTGATGTTGTCATCCAGCGCGATCTGCTTCTGCATTTCCAGCTTCATCATCTCGGGATCTGGGGTCGGATTGGTCTTCTCTTCTTCGACAGCCGCCTCGTACTCATCGTCAGAGCGCATGACATCGTTGACCGAGACTTGCATTCCCTTGGCCATATTCTTCAACACGCCGCGTGTATCCATCTCTGGTGGCCCATTGGGCATGCTCATCGCTGCGTTGATGAACTCCATGATGTTACGGGCCTGCATCTCACGGACCAGCAACACCGAGGTGCCACGGGCATCGACGCTGTAGTCGCCCTTGATCTCAGGCTTCTCATTGAACTGCATGTTCCAATCGTAGAACCGGGTCAGGAACGGCACGGTGATGTAATCGTCGAAGTTCTTCACTGCTCGACGCATCATAATATTGTTCGCAGACATCCATAGCGCGGTGCCACCGAGGGTCTTCAGCATGGCGGGCTGCTGTTGATCTGGACCTGTCGCACCCATGCCGAGCTGCGGGACGCTGGTCTCTTCATCCGCCAGCCGGTGAGCCATCTCAAAGATACTGGTCAGCTCGGGCTGCTTGGAATCGATGTGGAAAGTCTGGAAAGCATAGTCTGCCCTGACACGCGGGTCCTTCTGATTCATGATCCAGATCTTGCGCGGGGTCAGTTCCCACACGTCATTGAGCGGGGTGATCATTTGCTTGTTGATAACGATCTGCGGGCCGGTGGACAGGCCTGCGTTGTCGAGGACCATGCGCCAGCTCGCGTTCATGACCTTCTGGGGACCACGCATCCGGTACGGTACGCCGTAGCCGAAGATGCCAACGTCATCGTTCTCCCAGCACAGGACGTTGTAAGGCAGCTCGTCGCTGTCAAGGTGGTTGAGACTGACCCTAATTACGATGCCCATGCACAGCCAGACAACGCCCTCGAAGGCTTCCAGCTCGTTATCCATATCGACATCAACGCCTGCGGTCTGCAGGTCTTCCTTGTCGATTGGTCCGTGGTACTCAAGCACTTCGTACCGGTTATCTTCCTGCACGTTGGTGATGCCGTTGATCTCGCGTAACTCGTTCAGGTAGGACAGGTCAGCTTGACGGGCGTTGGGTTCATTCTCCAGTACCTTGGCGATCTGGCTCGGCATAAAGCCGTGCTGCTTGGCCAGCTTGCGGAGCTGCTTCTTGATCATCATGTGGCGCTCGAAGACAAACTCAGCCTCATCCCAGCTGGTCGCCACCATGTCAGGGAAGAATGACCACGGGTCAACTGAGCTGGCGGTCGGCTTGTTCTCGACCTTGGTGGACATCTCCCACTCGCCCTGTTCATTCTCAACCCACGCTCGCTTGCTGGTCTTCTCGACCATCGGTCCCTTGATAATCCCGGTTCCGATGACGACCGCGTTGTGCATAACATCACGGCACACGGCGTTGTATCTGGCTTCAGTGAGTTGGTCGTTGACCTCTGCTTCCATGGCCTTGCAGCGCTTCTCGGCCTCCTTCATCGTGGCCTCGGCGAGATCCTTTACTTTGTGCGGCTCACCCGTGTCAGGGTCAACTGGCTGCGAGCCGTCTGCCATCGCCAGTGTCGCTTCATCCGTCAATCCCTCAACCAGCATGGGAACAGGGGTGGGCTTCATGCCCCAGTTCTTATCGTCTGTCGGCAAGACAAGGTCAGACCATTTGGATTCTGCGGTGTTGGCTTTGGCTCTCGTCAGGTTGACGAAGATTTTGGTGCCCTTCTTGTTGTCGGCTATTTGAGCGGCAGTATCAAGATCATAAACGCCATTGTAGTGTCGGAGGTCGTCGAGCCAGCGCTGTTCTATTTCTTCCTTGAGGGAGACCTGCTTGTTGAACAAGGTCTGTAG